CACGATCTCGTTCACCTTCCGTGGTACCAAGTGCCGGATCTACACGATCTCCGGTGCGGGTCGTTCCAACTGGTCCTACGCCGTTGACGGCGGAAGCACTGTCAACGTTACCGACTCGGGCACGGGTGGCGACACCGTCCAGGTGACCACTACCGCCACGCTGTCCGCCGGTACTCACACCATCGTCCTGACCAAGGCCGGAAGTGCGGGCACTACGTTCGGCGTTCACGGAGTCACTGGCGAGAACGCCACCGGCGTCGTGGTGAACAACTTCGGCATATCCGGTGCGAGTTCTGCCTACTTCGCCGGATCCGGGTTCATCGACGCTTACGGCATCGGCCGTTGGTCGGGCGGTCCGGACTACCCGGCAGATCTGGTTATTTACGCTGCGGGGGCCAACGACGCCAACGCTGGTGTGGATCCAGACTCCTGGGCCGCGAACCTTCGGGTATTCCTCCAGGGTGTGAAGGACGGTCAGAACATGAGCGCCGTGAAGGCTCTCGGTACGACTGACGTCCTGATCCTGATGCAGCACATCGGTCAGTACGACACCACCAACCTGAAGTGGCAGAGTTACGTCGCTCAGGCTCGGGGTATCGCCGAATCCTACGGTGCTGCACTCGTGAACATGTGGCCGCTCGGCCGGAACTCCTGGAACTACTGGAACTCTCTCGGCTACTGGGGTAACTCAGCGGCTGCGGGCGGTGTGTCGGGTCAGGACTCGATCCACATGTCTGACGCGGGTCACCAGGCCGTCGCCAACGCAATCATTCCGGTCCTCACCTCTTAAGGAGATCAGGTGGCTCAGCTCAATCTCACTACAGGCGACTGCCTGGCCGACAAGGGCAAGATCGGTACGAACACCGCTGGCTTCGGTCTCTCCATCAAGGAGGGAACCAATGCCAAGATGGGAACGGCGACGCTCAACGGAATTACGGACGTGGTGATCAATAACACCTCAGTCACGGCCACCAGTAGGATCATGATGACGATTCAATCCTCGTCGGGAACAAACGTAGGGTCCCCCTATGTGCGAACTCGTACAGCGGGTACGTCCTTCACGATCAGATCCACAACTGCAAGTGACACTTCCGTAGTCGCCTACACGATCATCGAACCAAGTTAGGAGAAAGGGCTGTCATGATTTCGTTCGTCACCACCCGTTCGGGTAAACGAACGGAAGATTACCTCCGGAAGCTCGGCAAAGGCGATATTTACAAGTCGCTGGATGCCCAGGCTCAGAAGGGCGTGACAGCTCTGGCTTCGGCGGTTCCGAAGGACTCTGGATTGGCGGCTGACTCCTGGAGCTACGAGATCGAACGCTCCGGGAGGTCAGTCACCATCAAGTGGCTCAACACTGACATCGAGAACGGTTTTCCGGTCGCCATCATGCTCCAGTATGGACATGGAACGGGGACCGGTGGCTACGTGCAGGGCATGGACTACATCAATCCCGCCATGCGCCCGATATTTGACAGCATCGCAGATCAGGTATGGAAGGCGGTGACCTCCGCATGACCACCGTGGATGAGCGCATCGTCCAGATGAAGTTCGAGAATGCCGCTTTTCAGCAGGGCGTTCAGCAGACCATATCTTCGTTGGAGAGGCTCAACAAGAGTCTGCAACTCCAGGGCTCTACGAAGGGTCTCCAGGGGGTCTCCGTCATAGCCCAGCAGTTCGATCAGCATATTACTCGAACTCGGAACTCCCTCGGTCAGTTCACCACCGGCATTCAGCAATCTTCTACCGTAGCGCAGAGCTTCGGCCAGAAAATGGAGACCTCTCAGGGAATCCTCGGTCGTTTCGCCACCGGTTTTTCCTCGGTGGTATCTCACGTAACTACTTTCGGACAGAAGGTCGAAGCTGGGCGGAACTCTCTCGGACAGTTCACCAGTGGACTGACTTCAACGGGAGGCGCCGCCGACAGGGCCAGTTCGTCCCTCAAGAACATCGAGAACAACGTCTCATCTCTGGCTGGGAAGTTCTCAGCTCTCAGTACCATGGCTACAGGTGCTCTGCTGAGTATCGGAGCGAGGGCATCTCAGGCCGGTCTCCAGTTGGCGAACTCTTTCACGTTCGCGCCCATCCTTTCAGGCTTCCACGAGTACGAGACGAATCTCAACTCGATCCAGACCATCCTGGCGAACACGGCGGCTGCGGGTACGAATCTCAAGGACGTCAATGGCGCCCTTAACGAGCTCAACCACTACGCCGACCAGACGATCTACAACTTCTCTGAGATGGCGAAGAACATCGGCACCTTCACGGCCGCCGGTGTCGGGCTCAAGGAATCAACTGCGGCGATCAAGGGTATCGCCAACCTGGCGGCCCTGTCCGGCTCCAACTCGGAGCAGGCTTCGGGCGCCATGTATCAGCTCTCGCAGGCGATATCCGCAGGCCGGGTGTCCCTGGAGGACTGGAACTCTGTCGTCAACGCCGGTATGGGCGGCACCGTATTCCAGCGTGCTCTGGCTATGAACGCCGAGAAGATGGGCACGCTGAAGGACGGAGCCGTAAAGCTCAAGGGCGAGATGAAGAACGTCACCATCAGTGGCAAGTCGTTCCGCGAGTCCATCACGGCGAAGCCCGGCGAGGAATCGTGGTTGACGTCCAAGGTCCTGACACGGACTCTGTCTCAGTTCACTGGTGACCTGTCCAACGCTCAGCTCAAGGCTCAAGGTTTCAACAAGGAACAGATCGCGGCCATCCAGAAGCAGGCCAAGATGGCCAAGGAAGCCGCTACCCAGGTCAAGACCTTCAGTCAGTTGATGGACACGACCAAGGAATCGATCGGTTCCGGCTGGACGACGACATGGCAGCTCATATTCGGTGACTTCACCGAAGCCAAGGGCTTGTTCACCGGGGTCAGCAAGTCCATCGGTAAGATCGTCGGTGACTCTTCCGATGCCCGAAACAAGATGTTGAAGGAATGGAAGAAGTTCGGCGGTCGAGATGCTCTGATCGAGGGTCTGGGCAACGCGTTCAAGGCTCTCGGGTCGGTCATCAAGCCGATCAAGGACGCCTTCCGGGAGATATTCCCGGCCACCACCGGTAAGCAGCTAGCGTCCATGACGAAGTCCTTCGCGGACTTCATGGGGAAGCTGAAGCTGGGCAGTGAGACTGCGGCAAATCTCAAGCGTACTTTCGCTGGAGTGTTCGCTATCTTCGGCATCGGCTGGGAGATCATCAAGCAGGTCGCCAAGACCATATTCGGCCTCTTCGGTGAGGTCGGTAAGGGTAGTGGCGGTTTCCTCAAGGCCACCGCGAGCGTCGGCGACTTCTTCGTCGCCCTGCACAAGGCAGTCAAGGAAGGTGACGGACTCAAGAAGTTCTTTGAGGGTCTCGGTAAGATTCTTGCCATCCCGATCAAGTTGGTTCAGAAGCTCGGCGGATATTTGGCCGATCTGTTCAAGGGTGGCAGTGGTAATGATGCCGCCAAGAAGGTAACCGACCTCGCGTCCAAGCTCAGCCCCATGGGTAAACTCGGCGACATGGCCGCGAAGGCTTGGGATCGCTTCAGTCAGGTAATGGACCGAGTCTGGGAGGGAATTAAGAAGGTCGGGTCGAAGATCGGTGATGCTCTCAGCACCATGTTCGGTGGCATGAACATCAACTTCGGCGATATTCTCAAGGGCGTCAACACTGGTCTGCTAGCAGGCCTGTTCCTGGTGATCAAGAACTTCCTGAGTGGTCTCGGTGACAACGGTCCTCTCGGGTTCCTCGAAGGTCTTCGGGACGCTCTCGACGGCGTGACCGGCGTACTCAAGGGTATGCAGAATGCGCTGAAGGCTGCGGTACTGCTTCAGATCGCTATAGCGATCGGTATCCTGGCAGTGTCGATGAACATCCTGTCCAAGATCGACGCCAACGGTCTCAAGCGAGCAAGCGCCGCCATGTCAGTCATGTTCGCTCAGTTGCTCGGTTCTCTGGCCATATTCCAGAAGTTCATCGGGTCTGCCGGTTTCGCCAAGATGCCGTTCGTGATGGGGTCTCTGATCCTTCTCGCTGCGGCGGTCCTTATTCTCGCCAGCGCAGTCAAGAAGCTGTCGGGACTGGACTGGAACGAGTTGGCGAAGGGCCTTACCGGCCTGGCTATCGTCCTCGGTCTGGTCGTCGGATCGCTCAAGCTGATGCCGCCTACCAGCGGGATGATTTCCACGGGTCTCGGAATGATCGCACTTGCTGCGGCCATCAAGATCCTCGCCAGTGCGGTGAAGGATCTGTCCGGACTCGGATGGAACGAACTCGCCAAAGGACTCGTCGGAGTAGGTGTGGTCCTCGGAGCACTCACACTCTTCACGATGTTCTCCAAGGCCGACAAGGGTGGACTGGCTCAGGGAGCTGGAATCCTATTGCTGGCGGCAGGGATCAAGATCCTCGCCAGCGCCGTCAAGGACATGTCGAAGATGTCCTGGAACGAGATTGCCAAGGGACTCGTAACACTTGCGGGTGCGCTTGGCATCATCACCGGGGCGTTGATGCTCATCCCGCCGACAGCTCCACTTGCTGCGGCTGGCGTCCTGGGTGTTGCCATATCCCTGGGTATGGTTGCAGATGCCTTGGCCGACCTGGCAAAGATGAGCTGGGCCGAGATCGGTTCAAGCCTCACGGTCATGCTGGGGGCTCTCGCCATCATCGCTGCTGCGTTGGTCATCATCCCGCCGACGGCGCCTCTCGGAGCGGCTGCAATCCTCCTGGTTGCTCTGTCTCTCAAGATGATCGGTCAAACTCTTTCGGACTTTGCCGCATTTTCCTGGGAAGAGATCGCCAAGGCTGTAGTCCTTCTTGGCGCTACTCTGGGCATCATCGCCGGAGCTATGTTGCTCATGGTCACTGCGCTTCCTGGTGCAGCGGCTACACTGATCATTTCTGCGGCGCTTCTGATTCTCGCTCCAGTCCTGGAACGGTTCGGTCAGATGTCGTGGGAGGAGATCGGCAAGGGTCTTCTGATGCTCGCCGGTGTCTTCGTCATATTCGCTGCTGCGGGGCTTCTCCTCGCTCCAGTGATTCCGTTGATGATCGGTCTCGCTGCTGCGATCACTCTTCTGGGTGTAGGAATGCTGGCGGCAGGTGCGGGCATATTCCTCTTCGGTCTCGGTCTCACCGCTATCGCGGCTGCTGGTGCGGCTGCTGCCGTCATCATGGTCAAGTTCGTAAAGGACATGATCGGGCTTATTCCGTTGGTCCTGGAGCAGATCGGTAAGGGGATCATCGCCTTTGCCGGGGTAATTGCAACTTCCGGGCCAGCGATTACCAGGGCCATGGTAACGGTCCTGAGTTCATTGCTCGACGCGATGGGCAAGCTGATCCCGAAGATCGTGGCCACGCTTCTGAAGATGCTCTTGCAGATGCTCCAGGCCATGGCCAAGTATGTCCCGAAGATGGTGGACGCAGGTCTGCGTCTGCTTACGGGCATCCTCAGGGGTATCGCGGACAACATCGGAAAGGTCGCGACCCAAGCAACGCGTGTTGTGACGGAGTTCCTGAAGGCCATCGGGCAGAACATTCCGAAGGTTGTTGACGCCGGTTTCAAGATGGTTATCGAAACCATCAGGGGCGTCAGGAAGGCAGTCGATGCCAACTCCGAAACCCTGGGCCGTGAAGGTGGCAAGCTGGCTGTAGCCATCATCAGGGGTATGGTCAAGGGCATCAATGCTGGTATGGGGCAGATCTCATCTGCGGCCGGACGAGTCGCCAGTGCGGCTCTGAACAAGGCCAAGTCTGTTCTC